GTGGTGACGGTGTGGGGCTGGGGCCGGGGCGAGGAAGGCTGGCACCTAGGCCACTGGGAGATCGACGGCGACCCGCAGCAGAAGGAAACCCTGGAGCAACTGGAGCGGATCGCGGCCACGAAATGGCGACGGGAGGATGGCGCTGAGGTGCCGCTGGCGATGGGTGCGATCGACGAGGCCGGCCACTCGACACAGGAGGTCAGGGACTGGTGCCGAAAGCAGGGCGGCCTGTGGGTGCCGGTGCGTGGTGATGGCGCCAAAGGCAAGCCACTGGTGGGCCGCGGCACGCCGGTTGACATCAACCGGAAGAATCAGGCGGTGCAGAAGAAGGGCCTGCTGCTGTACCGGGTGTGCTACGAAACGAGCGTGTCGCACCTGCAGGGCCGGCTGCGAAATGAGATCCCAGGGCCTGGGTATCTGCACCTGGGCGAGGCCTCGACCGATCAGTTCCTAGCGGAGCTGTTCCCGTGGAAGCGCATGCCGAAGAAGGGCAGTCGCGGCCGGGAGTACCACTGGGACTGCCCGACCGGGATGCGCGACGAAGCGGGCGATTGCACCCGGTACGCCTACGCCGCCCTCCAGCTAGTAAGTCGCCGCTACAACCGCGCCACGATGTGGGACCAGTTAGCGGCACAGCTGGCGGCCTCCGTAGCCTTAGACCAGCAGGCCGCGCCACGAAAGGCCCGGAGTTTCACGGTGCTGAAATGACCCAACCGCTGGAGCTCTATCAAGGCGATCTAACCAGCTGGATTGAATCCCGTGTCCACCCCGACGCCACGGCAGTGCGCGTGTGGCTACGTGCTGCAGCTGCTGGCGCTGGTGTTGAGGCCGTGGCCACTGATACGGCAGACGGCTGGAAGGTTCAGCTCACCGCGCAGACCACCACCGGCATGCCAGCCGGCGCCTGGGAGTTGCAGATCGTCAGCACGGTCAACGGCGCACCGCTCACGACTGGCCGCAGCAGCCTGACCGTTCGCCGCAGCTTGGCATTCACCGGCACGGCGGGGGCGTTTGACGACCGGAGCCAGGCACAAAAGGATCTGGACGCGGTAGAAGAGGCGATCCGTGCCCTGACTACCGGCGCACAGGAGTACCAAATCGGCAGCCTTGGCAACGGTGGCCGCAAGGTGGTCCGCGCCGACCTGGCGGAGCTGATCAAGTGGCGCGACCGCCTCAAGGCTGAAGTCGCCCGCGAGAAACGCGCCGAGATGATCGCGCAGGGCCTCGGCGATCCGCGCCGGCTCTATGTGCGCTTCACGGGGGTGAGCTGATGGGTGTTCGATCCTGGCTGCAGCGGCAGATCCTGACCACCCGCCACGGGCGGCAGCAGGGCCAGCGGATGTTCGAGGGCGCCCGGCGCAACCGGTTGCTCCACGACCTGGTGGCGCCTACCACCTCCGCAGACGCCGAGCTGCGCGTCAGCCTGCAGGTGCTGCGCGACCGATGCCACCAGCTGGTCAGGGACAACCCCTACGCCCGTCAGGCAAAGCGGACTACACAGATCAACGTGGTGGGCCCGCGTGGAATCCAGATGCAGGGCCAGGTGATGCGGCCCAACGGCACCGAGAAAGACACCCGCCGCAATCGGATTCTGGAAGAGGGCTGGCGCCGATGGTGCCGGCCAGACACCTGCGACGTGGCAGGCCGGCTGTCGTTCCACGGCTTTGAGATGATGGCTGCCGGCAGCCTGCCGGAGTCGGGCGAGTGCTTGATCAGGATCGTGCGGCAGCCGATGGGGCAGGGCCGAACCCCGCTGGCGCTGGAGCTGATCGAGGCGCACCAGCTCGATGAGGACAAATCAGGCGTGAGCGACCGCGCTGGCCACGAATGGCGGCTAGGCGTCGAGATCAACCAATGGGGCAGACCTACGCGATATGCAATTTTGACCCGCCACCCTGGCGATGTGGAGCTGGGCCTGAACCGCCGCGGCGTGAAGCGGAAGCACGTCCTAGTGCCGGCCGCCGACATGATTCACGTCTACATGCCCGAGCGGATCGGCCAGAACCGTGGGGTGCCGTGGTTGGCGTCGGTGATCACAACTGTCCATGGGCTTTCTGAATACGAAAAGGCGCATCTGACCAGGAAGCGCGTCCAGGCCGCATCGCTGGGCTGGATTCAGGCGCCCGAAGGTGAGCTGATCGGCGACGCGGTGGAGAACGGCCAGCGGCTAATCAACACCGAGCCTGGCAGCTGGAACTACCTGGACCCCGGCCAGGTTCCGGTGCCGCCGAACTTCGGGCCGGATGATGGCCAATACGATGCAGTTGTAAAGAACCTCACCAGGCGGTTTGCGGCTGGGTATGGGTGCAGCTACGCCACGATCAGCAGGGACTTTTCGGACGCGAATTACAGCAGCATGCGCACAAGCGTCCAAGAGGATCGCGATCATTGGCGCGTGCTGCAGAGCATGCTGATACAGCAGCTGCATCAACGAGTCTTTGAAGAATGGCTCCGCGCTGCAATATTGGCTGGTGAATTACCCTCGCCAGCTTTTAACGATTACTGGACTAGGCCAGAAAGATATAACGCCCCCATGTGGCAGGCCAGGAGCTGGGACGGAATCGACCCACTCAAGGATATGGTTGCCATGGAAAAAGCCAGGGCGCTGCTGCTGGAATCCCATTCGCAGCAGATAGCCAATTACACAGGATCCGAGTTCGGGCAAGTGATGGCACAAATCGCCCGCGAAAACGAACTGAAGGAATCCCTCGGCCTGATGCCCACGGTTGAGCAACCACCCGAGCCAGCGACGGAACCGCCCGCTGCTGAGCCTGAGACGGAAGACCCCGACGAAGGAGGGGAAGAGGGTGAGGATGAGGAAGCTCAGCCCCAGCCATCCATAGCCTGAGCCCAAACACTCAGGCGACATGGATCTAGCCAAACTCCGCGGCCCTCAGCGGCGAGAGCTGCCGATGGGCCTCCGCGTCGAAGAGAAGACCGACGAAACGCTGACCTTCAGCTTCAGCTCTGAAGCGCCTGTTGAGCGCTGGTTTGGCCGCGAGATCCTGGTGCACGAGGAAGGATCCGTAGACCTGGGCCGGATGAACGACGGCGGCGTCTATCTGTGGAACCACAACCGGGACGTGGTGCTGGGCGTCGCGGAAAAGGCCTGGCTCGGCGACGATCGGCGCCTTTACTCCACCGTCCGCTGGTCGCCCAACACCACTGAGCGCGGCAGTGAGGAATGGAAGCGCCGCCAAGACATTGAAGCCGGCATCGTGCGCAATGTCTCGTTCGCGTACGAGATCAACAAGATCGACCCACGCGCCGACGCCTTCTACGTGACCGAATGGAACGTGCTGGAAGTATCCAGCGTTTCCGTCCCCGCCGACCAAACCGTAGGCCTAGGCCGCGCCATGGATGAGCCGGCCGCCGTGGAGCCTGAGCCCGCCCCGTCAGCACCCGAGCCCGAACCCGTGGCCGTTGCCACTGCACAACCGGTTATTCAGCCCCTCCATAGCCTGACAGCACAGACCGCCGAGCGGGCTGACCCCACTGATCAAATCCAAATGACCACCGAGATCAACGTGGCGGAGGTGCAGCAGGACGCTCGGCGTGCCGAGCGCGAGCGTGTTGCGACCATCCGCGGCATGTGTGAGCAGTTCCAACTTTCCGAGCTGGCTGAAAAACTCATCAACGACGACGCCAGTATCGACGCCGCCCGTGAGGTGGTGATGCAGCAGCTGGGCATGCGCAAGGTCCAATTCGAGGGCCGCGTGCATGACGCTGGCAACGCAGAGCTGGGCCTGAGCAAGCGTGAGGTGAAGCGCTACAGCTTCCTGCGCGTCGCCGCCTACTTGGCCGACCAGAACCCCCGCACCGCTGAGGCCGCTGCGTTTGAGCTGGATGTGGCCCGCGCCGCCCAGGCCAAGCATTCCCGCAGCGCCAACGGCGTGCTGATCCCTTGGGAAGTGCTGGGTTCCAACCGCGCCGCTGAAACCCCCGGTCAGGTGGTTGGCACCTTCGGCGATGGTGGTGCACTGGTCGGCACCGATCGGCTCGATGCGCAGTTCATAGATCTCATTAGAAATCGTTCCGCCTTCCTGAACAGCGGTCTGACCATGCTCTCCGGCCTGGAGGGCAACGTTGAGATCCCCAAGAAGCTCAGCTCCAGCCAGTATTACTTTGTCGGCGAGAATGCTGACGTTACCAACAGCAAGCTCACCTTCGGCCTGGTGAACATGATCCCCCGGACCATCGGCGTTCGCGTGCCGATCAGCCGCCGGATGATGATCCAGAGCTCCCCCGACGTGGAGAACCTGGTGCGGATCGACATGGCCGAGTCCGTTGCCTTGGGCATGGACCACACCATCGGCTACGGCACCGGCTCCAACGGCCAGCCGCTGGGCATCGTCAACACCACCGGCATCGGCAGCGTGACCCTGGGCGGCGGCACTGCCAAGGCATTCCCGACCACTCTGGGCGGCGACGGCTCCACCACCCACAACTGCGGCGACTGGGCCGACTACGTGGACCTGGAGACCGAACTGGCGATCGACAACCTCGACGCTGGCAGCATGAGCTACGTGATGAACAGCGTGGTTCGCGGCGCCCTGAAGCAGACCCTCCGGGCCTCTTCTGCTGGCTCCGATTACATCATGACCGACGCCGGCACTGTGAACGGTTACCCGACCGTGATCAGCAACCAGATGCAGCTGAATGATGTGCTGTTCGGCAACTTTGCCGATTGCGTGGTGGGCATGTGGAGCGGCCTGGATGTGGTGGTTGACCCCTACACCCAGAGCGCCAGCGGCCAGGTGATCCTGACCGTGCATCAGGACTTCGACGTGGCGGTGCGCCGCCCGCAGTCCTTCGCTCTGGGCACCTGATCATGAGGCTGCAGATTCTCTCGAACTGCAGAGCAGACGGTCGCCACCTCGCTATGGGTGAGGTGGCTGACCTTCCTCAAGGCCCAGCTAACGAGCTGCTGGCGATGGGCATGGCCTCGATTGCGCCAGAGCCCGATCCTGAGCCCGCCCCGGCCTGCCCGCCCAAGCCGCGGCGCTCTGCCAAGACTTCCACCCCTGAAC